CAGCAATACCGACTACTTCGCCGTTCTTACGAATATAACCAGGCCCTGTATCTTTAATGCCAGGATCCCGTGTTTCTAAATCAATTGCTATCTCGTCATAACCAGATAGATCAGGGAAGGTGTCAGGCTGTACCCATTCACTGGGCATACGATGTACTTTAGGAAACCAATTAGGTTGATTTTTCATCTATCTCTCCTGCAATTGCGGCATAGGCAGCTAAATCAACATAGCTATCTCTTTTATGCGCATGTTTTAATCGTGCTATTTTAACAAGACCCATACATATCGCAACATCATGAGGTGTTACTTTTTTATCAAGATATGCACTCCATAACTTAGCAATATTTTCATGGTTCTTTAATTTATCTCCGTAATCTTCTTGCCGATCACCAGCAACAAGTTCTTTGGCTTCTTTTAAAATGTCTTGGCAAATCATGCACAATTCCTTTCATGAAAAAATATAGGTTCATATTCAAACTGTCCTTCCGTGCGATGAACAATGTGTAATTCTTCTTTAGCTCTAGTGGCTCCTACATAAAAAACTCTTGCTTCGTCGTCTCTTCCTTGTTGATTTTGCGTTGATGATTTGTAAGGACCGAAAGATAAATCAGTAATTAACATTACCTTTTGTCTTTCCCCACCTTTACTTGCATGTATTGTAGAAACTTCGATGCGTGGTGTATCATCTAATTTATTTCCTGAGCGCATGATAGAACGTAAATAATTAATTCTGTTTCTAAAACCTTTTGCATTGATCATATCATACCAGGCTATCTCTTTCACACTTACTTCTTTTGTTTGTGATAACTTTATTGTATCTTTTAACCCAAAATTATTAATTAGCATATCTAAATTATATATTTCTTCTGAGTCACCTTTAAAAGTTCCATAATTTCTTTTTATTCTAGTGCTATCCATATACTCATATAAAGTATGACAATAGTCTCCAGAAATACTTTTTCCATTTTGTAATTTAGTCCAAGCTCTTATAGCTTCAATGTATTTAAAATTAATTACTGAATGACCATAACGTTTATATAACCACCCATACATCTCTAAAGATTCACAAACTTGTTTTACAATTTCATGAGTTCTACATAAAATTAACCACTCACCTTCTTTAATTCCTTTGTTTAAAGGTCTGATATTTAAGACTTTTCTTGTTCCCTCCTCATCACGAGGTTTATATTCTTTATTAATTCTAGTTGAAATTGACTGTGCTAATTTTGTGGCAAGTGTGTGCACACTAACTGGAATTCGATAAGACTGAGTTAAAGGAATAATAGTATTAGTATCATTGTTAGCCATGGCTATAAAGTGTTCTATGTCCGCACCTGCCCAACGAAAAATTGCTTGGTCATCATCACCAGCTACATAAGTTTCAATAGGTTGTGAAATTTTCTGAATCATATCTACCACTCTCCATTGATGCACAGACAAATCTTGAGCTTCATCAATAAATAAATATTTTAGTTTAGGTGGATTTTTTCTTTTTAAAAATTGTGTAAAATAATCCACATACTCATATTTACTTCTATCTGTTTTAAATTTACATAAATCTAAATCCATTTGTTCTATCAAGTTCCGTGCGCCGTAGTTGTTGAGTGTTGTGTCACGAAAAACTTTTGCTAAACGATCTTCATCGTCAGGAAATTTTGCGTAAGCTAAATTAATTAAGTCCTGGTATTCACTTTTTGCTGTTGGCATAGAAATGTCAACACCATTTCCTTTTTTCATTTTATTAACATACTCATGTCCCGTGAGCCGTGAGAGGTCATTATAGTCATGTTCATCCATGATCTGTGATTGTTGAAGCTGTAATCGTTTATAAGCAAGAGAGTGTAGCGTACAAAAATACGGATGCTCTTTTTTTAGTTCATCTTTACTCAAGTCACTTCCTTTTGCAACACGGTCTCTAATTTCTTCTGCTGCTTTAACAGTAAAACTAAAGTAACCAATCTCAGACGGTAAACAAATATTATTTTTTACTAGCTCAGTTACCTTGTTTTTTAAAAAAGTTGTCTTACCTGTACCTGGAGGACCTATAACAATATGTCTATGCATCCATAACCTCCAGTATAGTTTTTGCTATGTAATAAGGTATCTGCGGTACGACAGCGTTACCTAACGCTTTAAGTCGGTGTGTCCTGTCGGGTACCCCATTAGCCACTCGACCCACGTCGGGTTCAATGTCCCACCAGTTGTTTCTTCCTGTACTGCATGTCTCAATGCATACTGAAGATTTACTCCGTTCTCTTCCTTCTTTTTCTTGGCTCTTATTTTCCAAGCCTCTAATGTTTCGCTCTTGTTCATTAGATGATCTGAATGTACTGGTGTCGGCCACAGGCGTGGCTCTTGCACTTGGTCCTGGAGGCGTATCTGTATTTGTTGACCGCTCGGTCTTTTCAAATGTCCCTCGTCCAAGGCTTTCTTTATTCCTGGTAAATTGCTCCCCCCAGCTGCGGCGTCTGGCGTCCTCCACATATTCCATCGAGGTTTCTCTTTGTTGGGAGAAAATTTTATTTGTTCCTGTAGGGATCCTGGTGGCACTGTTGTCCTTCCCATCGCTAATCTCTTTTTCATTTTTCTTTCCAAGGCTTCCTGACTTCTTTGATTGATTCCCACTGCCGTTGGCGTTTGCCACAGTCCAGATTCTTTCTCTTTGGTGCGGGGCACCGATGCTAGAAGCTGAAACACTAAACGTCCTGAGAGAGTAGCCTTCACTTTCCAAGTCCTGTTGTACGGCGTCCAAACCGAGTTTAATGTGTCCACTAACATTTTCTCCAATAACCCAAGTTGGCCTACATTCTTTGATAAGTCTAAAATATTCTGGCCAGAGGTGTCTCGGATCTTTAACACCTTTTTTAGATCCAGCGATACTGAACGGCTGGCAGGGATAGCCACCTGTGACGATGTCGATAGATTCAATTCCATCTGCTTTGAGTTTTTCATATGTTAGCTCCTTTATATCATTATATACTGGTACAGTCGGCCAGTTTTTATTTAAAACTTTTGTGCAAAAACTATCTATTTCACAAAAGGCTACTGTTTTAATTCTTTTTGTGGCTTCNANNCCNA